TTACTTGAAACTGGCTACAACACCTTTGACGGCTAGAATGACCAGCAAAGTTCCGCCGATGTAAAGAAAGCTGGTCGCTCCCAGCCCGACAATATCGTCATAAGGTTTAGGGAATTCTTTTGCCTGGGTACCAGCGTAAGTGGCCCAACTGGCCAAAAGCAAGCTACCGCTTCCACCTTTCACCTTATCCGCTAGCTCTAATAACTCCCCCATCACCCACCTCAGGGTTTGCGAGCGATGAGAAGTCTAATCGCCTCAGCCAAAGCGTAAGCGGTAGCTCCCAGCGGGAAAAATATCCCAAAGCGGGCGGCATCTGCAATGGACGCAATCAGCCCCAGTGCCATAACGGAAAGACCGACAGCCTTTATGCATTGTCTCGTAAAGTCTAGGGCACTGTGACTTAGAACGTGCGCTGGCATTACTTTCAATGACCCACTTTTTAATTCGCCGATGCCGTCTCTCCAAACATTTGCCGTCTGGATGGTTGCCCCGAAATTAGCAGCACTAGAGATACCTGCGGCAAGGGCGATCTCGCTATGGTTAACAGCATAAGCTGAATTGAGCTTCCGAGTGCTGGACGAAACTGACCAATACCTAGGAGGATTTTCGGAGGCTGCTTGTTTGACCGTCAACCCGCCGCCGACATACCCGGGAAATGTAATCGAAGGGCCCGTAGAAGCCTGCATCACATCTTGGCCTCCAAGGCCTTCATGTAGTCGGTTTTGATTTCACCCCAAACATCCTCATAGCCTTTGACCTGCTGAGAGATCAGCAGCAGCAGATCCTTCAATGCTTGCGGGCTCATACTTATGATGGCGACCGGTTCTGCTTGGTTGGCCTCAACTGTTTCTGGGTGGTTCGGGGAAGAAATCAGCACAGGCCTTTGACGCTGGAACTGCAAAATGCATTCATTCGTTGCGACCGAAATCCGGAATTGAGACGCGGTAAACATCGGCACATTCACCGGCATCACCTGCGCACCCGCCGCCGATAAAATCTCATTGAGTTTCTGTTGATCCAAGATCTCCATGAAAGCACCTTTCCTGACGTCGACATTTTGTGCAGCGTTCAAGATAGTGATGTCAACGCGAATATAAAGTAAATGCCGGACAATGCCCATCCCCGATGCAGCGCGACATTTGCGCTACTCTATCGGAGAGGCGGAGCGCGATGGACTGGGTGTGGCGACCTCCCTCCAAAAGTGCCGGCCTTGCCGATATGCCAGCACCTGCTCCTTGATGAAGCCGGAGCCGAAGTAGATCGCCACCGTGCCGCCGACGTCGATGAGCGTCTTGCTGCCACTGACGATGGTTTCATCAGGGATCAAGAGATTTCCTTTCAGGCAAAGAAAAAGCCGCCCGTAGGCGGCCTAAAAAAGCTCCTCCCGGCAGAAGGACCAGATTCATGTGCGAGAAGTAAAGTACGTTTGCGAGAGCCTTAGTCGCCCTTCCAGGTGCCGTTAAGCCATGCAGTCATCTGTTGGCCTTTTGCGTTCGGCCCACCGAGGGTTGCCCAGTCTTTATCCTCAGGTGTCTCCATGACCAGCACTCTACTCTCCGAGTCGATAGTCTTGATGTGGTCCCTAATGTTAGCGCAGGAAATATCTTCATCTCTTGAGGTGAAGAGCCAGAAACCTCCAATCCAGTGCCACCAATGGCCATGGCGATTCAAGTACTCCCGCAGCTTAGCGTTTTTTTCCGCATCGAACTTTTCAGTAGCAATGACGAAGCGTCTCTTCATGGCTTACGCTCGATCTGAACGTTCTTCTGGTTACCGCCGGCCGTCTCCTCCGCGGGATCGAACAGCCCGGTAACGCTGTCGCCCAAAAGGCCGTGCTCGATAGCTATCTTTTGCAGCTTATATTTTTCCGACCGCAATGCGTCAGAGTCGGTTAGAGCGAAGAATACATAAGCCACTCCATATAGAGCCATGAACACGGCCAACATAAGCAGGACCGTCTGGATAAACCACGGCTCTGCACCAGCGGTGAGCGATGCTGCCAGCAAGAACATCAGTCCAGCATTGGGCCAAATTAGTGGTCTTAAGACGTCGGAGCGCGTAAGCTCCGCATTCATATGCTCCCGCATCTGCGACAGAAATCTAATAAACTCAGGCATTTTTACCCCTTAAGATGCGTCTTGAAGGATAGACGCGGCAAATGGGTTCCACAAGCGATCAGCGCCCAGTTCTATATTCCGCGAAGGCTGTGTAACCCGAGCCTTCAATCTTTATTACGAGCAGTAGGCATCGCGTGATGCATTATTCGCCCGAGCCTGCGTCTGTGTCTGCTCCGTATCTCCGTTCGAATAGGTGACCGGCTTCCATGCGCGGCAGGTATCGGCCGCGATCGACGTCTCAGTCGCGGCGGTATTTGTCGGCAAGATCGACTGGCACCCGGCCAGCAAGCACATCATCCCGAGCATCGACAGCAGCGTCCACGCGTTTGCCATGAAGGACTCCGAGTTCATTGAGCACCGCCTTTTCGATGTCGAGCCTTTCAGCCCGCCGAGCGATGAAGCCGGCGACCTGCAGGATGAGCTTGAGCGCGGCCAGCCAGGTCATGCTGCTGGCTTATTGGCCGGGAACAGGTAGACGAAGGCGGCATTGACCACCGTCATCAGACCGGCGGTGATCTGAGCCTGGCTGAAGCCGAAGGCCGTGCAGGTCTGCACCTGGTCGACGAGGACGCATTCTGCAACGCCGGTCCACTTCGTGGCGATGTAGGCGAGCAGGATGGCAACGAGGTTGCCGACGAGCGCGCCGATAAGCTTGCTGTACTGAGACATGCGATGTTCCTTTCGAGGTTAAAGCTTGGATTTCACCAAACCGCGCATCTGATCGCCTATTGCGACTGCGCCTTTGATGCTGTCGTCGAAGGGCAGTCGGGCGATGTCCCATTTGCCTTTCTGGGTAATGCCGAGGGTCTGCTGGACCTCGGCATGGCTGAGCACGGTCTTGCGATCGGCCTTGATGCCGTAGCGCTTGCAAAGCTGCATGAGCACGTAGACCAGCGCGTTCCACTGCGCCCGGGTGATTGGCTGCTTGCCCGGGTTGAAAGGGTTCTCGGTGGCCAGGGCCATGCCGCAGAGCGAGACGCCGATCGAGCCGGTGTTGCAGTTGAGGGTATGAGCAGCATAGCCCGCCTTAGCCTTCGGCTCGCTGTTGAGGGCGATTGACGGAACGCCGCGGATCAGCTTGCCGTCGCCCTCGATCAGGAGGTGATAGTGCTTCCGGTCGTCCTCGCTGGCTTTGTTCTGACCTGCCGTCCAATGGAAGATGATGCGAGAGATCTTCGCATCTGGCATCCAACCAGCTGGAATGGTCATGGACAATGGATCAGCGGGAACGGCCGGCGCTATAACCGGCGTCGGTATGGTCGCTGTCACACCCCGCAGCGTCACGAGCTCATCGAGCGCCTTGTTCACGGCAGACAGGGTTTCAGTGCCGGGATCGCCGTCCGCCCCGTAGAGCGGAAGCTGGAAGCCAAGCGCGATTAAGCGCCGCTGCAGAACCTGCACGGTCGTGTTCATGGTGATGTCCTTTGGGTTTAGACGTGGAAACTCACGCCGTGGCGTTGGTGCGCAGCGCCAGCAAGGCTGCTGTACTTTCGGCCTACGAAATAAACCATATGATTGCGTTTATTGCTTTCAGTTGTATTGTTGCGCAACTGAGGGGGAACAATGCAACCAACAGCGAAACAGATCGTACTCGCAGCATTCATCAAGAATGAAGGCGGAGAGCTAGTCCCAGCATTCAACCCAAGGCTAATAGACAGTGTGGATACGGCCAAGCGCGATGCTGCTCGACTAAATTCCATGTATTTTGCTGGTGTAGTCGCCTGGGTTCGGGAGCCTGATCCATTGACTGGGAGGTATGGTCCCGCAGCGGTTATTTACCAGCGGGGCGAAACGCCGGACCTTCTTTAAAAACTTCTTGTGCAGAGGCGATGTGGATACGGACCTTTTCGCCATTCCGTCTGATGCTCCTTCATCGACTGATTCAACCGATGATTTGCGGGCGAGGTTAGTAGCAGTATCTCAGGTCGAAAACTCGTAGGTTGGAGAGGAGTTAAACACTCTGCCGGTCGGAGTGTATCCGAAGCCAGCTAGATAATCGCAAATTGGCAAATAATCGTCGTCTTGATGAGCCTCGATGAACAAACGAGGTTTGTCTTGCGAGAGAATGCGCGAGGCTCCCTGCAGTGCACCCAACTCGGCACCTTCAATATCCATCTTAATGAGAGAGATCGGCCGCGAGATTAAGCTGTCAAGCGGGGCCTGACGAACAGACGTTTCTGCAAAATTGCCTTCCGACACATAGTACTCAATGTCGACGGACCCTGCTCTCGGTCCGGCCGCCACCTCAATTACCTCGATCTCACCCTCAAGTCCATTTGCGAACGCAAACTGTCGGCACAATTCTGCAGACACAGGGCTAGGTTCAATAGAGAAAACCTCTGAGGCAGCCGTGTTCATAGCGAAATAGACGCTATGGTTTCCGATATTAGCGCCGACATCTAGGTATGCGCCGGGTATGTAGAGGTCGGAAATGTAATTCAACATTCGGCTCTCGTACCACTCGCCTCGCCGAAGTGATCTACCGATCTTTCCAGCAAGGCCGTTTGGCAGATGCACCTTCCTATGTCCCTTGGAAATCTTAACTGACTTCACGCCATTTTATCCACGTTCTTGATCGTTGCGCTTGCAGGGCCATTGTACCTCAACCCGCCAAAAGAGGTAGCCGTACCGCGCAAATAAACCGGCTGGGGATAATTGGCTGCAACGCCTTCAGCCTTCACAACGTCCGTGCCGCCGACCACCTCATAGTTGTCGATAGAAATACGCCGACCAAACTTCCCTACTGATGGGAATTGAAGATAAATGGCTTCAGCTTCGTGTTCACTGATGTTCACCATACCAAAGCGTAGAGTATTCGTGTCGTTAGAATCGGAGTTGTTCCCGTTATATTCCGAAACGCGAAGGCCGTTCCTCTTCGCCTTTCGAGAGTTGAAGACAGGCACTTGGACGTCCTGACACTGACTGAAGTAGCCGCCGTCAAACGAGCTAGAGGTGCCATCTGTCGAGTAAACAGTGATAGGCGAGAACACGGAGTCCTTCAAATTTTGGACCATGACTCCGAAGTCGTTGAAAGCTGGCGCCGCGCCTACCCCTGCCACTGCAAACCGGCCGCAGTTGAAGATATCTTTGGTCCCGAACGTCATACCTGAGATCGTATCGGAGTTCAGACCAGACCAAATTTTGAAACCGCACTGCCCCGCTCGGCCCGAAACGAGGTCGCCGACCATCGTGTTGCGGGTCAGCTGCTCCCCTGAATGTGGCCCACCCCAACGCTCGTTATGCTCACCAGCATCAAAGATCTGACGTGTCCCTACAACGCATTCGATCAGGCCTTCCCACTGACACGCATTATAGCCAGGATTGGGGATTGCATTGGGAGACTTGCCGGAAGCAGAAACATGCATGATTGAACATCTGGTGAGGTTTCGCCCGACTATTCCTTTACAGAAACTTTCGAAGGTGAAACTTTCATACCGAGAGCCTACCTGTGGCGAGCCCGCGCCACCGTCGCCATAAATGATTGCGCCATTGTCCACGTTCTTGGTCCGTCCGGCACCCACACGGTTTCTGCTTCCTTTGAACCTAAAAGCGAAATCAAGGTTGTTTCCTCCCTCGTTGTTGACCTGGCTTTCGCATTCAACCATCCACTGAGAGCAGATATTATCGCCCGCAAAATCGACTAGGCGCCGGAATAGCCCACCAGTTGGAATACCAATGTTCAGGAAGTCAACATCGGCACCATTCGCGAAAGCAAACACAACGGCGGCTGAAGCCGAAAGATTCCCTGTCCAGTCGAAGCGACCTCCCTCAAACCTGTAACGGGCCTTCGGCATCGTTTTGCTGCTACCATTAAGGCGGATCACGTCGCCCTTGCGCCCACGATACACCATGCCTGGGTTGGTTGCCGCATGGGCGATGAGGCGATCCAAGGCTGCGTTATTTGCTGTCTCTGTGCCAACGGCTCCGCTCGTGATAAAGCCGAAGTCCCTAAGATCAAACGTATCGCCGAACCGCTGAACAACACTTCGCGAAGAGAACGCTGTAGGAACGGTGATAGGCGTTTCGGCCTGCAACGCGGTATCCGCAAGGGCACCCTGAGCAGCCGTGGCCGCATCCTCAATCCCATAGCCCGCCAGCGTAGAAGGCAACCCCTCCAGGTCGCTAAACTCTGTCGTGCCTGGAGGTCCCGGGATCGGCAGGCCATCCGGGATAATCAAAGAGGACGCGAAGGCAGATAGAGCCGCACGTAACGCTGTAGCTACAGCAAAGGAATTAGCCGTCCATGCACTGCCCGACCAGAACGCAAGCGGCCCGTTCGTCTCGCCATAGACGATCGAGCCGACGTTGACGTCGCGACCAGTGTCGGCGTTACGAGCGGCCGTGGTGGCATAGGCGTAGATCGTCGTCAGGTAGGATCCAAACCGCTGCACCTCGATCGCAAGCCGAGTGTTGCCGCCGAAGCTCTCGATCCGAGGATCAAGCGACACGCCGTTGACCTTGTTCGCGTAGCCCTGTCCTGCCCACTCTGCCAAAGCAGTGCGGGTGACGTATTGGTTAATAGGTGCCATTGATCAGTTCCTCACGCGAAAATCAGCGAGGAATACTCGCCCATGCATTTCATCTCGTAGACGCCAGGGTGATTGCCGCCGTTGGCGTCACACAGGGTCGACGCGGAAAGGCCTACGGAACCTAGATTTCCGTCCCCAAAGAGCTGGCTGTAATCCATGTACGCAGCCCCCAGATCCTGAGCGGCGCGGATGGTGTGCTTTGTGGTATAGAGCCAGAAATCAGTGCTCGTCCAAGCACCGCCCCTACGTCCAGGGCGGGGACATGTCGTGATCAACACTTCCCCGCCAGCGGCACGTACCGCCCCCACAAGCGCCATGTAGTCACTGTAAATCGCTGCATCCGCGAGATGGTTCATGCCGAAGTTCATGAGCACAAGGTTGGCGGCTGATGGCGAGAACTGATCGAGCAAGGCGGCTAGGCGAGTGGGGTTGCGAGCGTTAGGAGCGCCGTCGTTGAAAGGGCCGGTTCCGGTCCCGCTCGTCGTCCCGCCGATACCCATATTCAGCATCTGGACGGGGCAACCCCAGCGCTCGATCGCGTCTTTGGTAAACCAGTGAGGACCAACATGGACGTGCGCGCCAACGCCACCGTCCCCATCGAATTTCGGAATAGCTGCCAGTGTGTCGGCTGCGTAGTTGAAATAGCCGATCACATCTCTGTTGTTGCCATTCGGCGTATAATAGTCGCTGGTCACGCCGTTGCTGATGGCGTGGATGCTGTCAGTGTAGACAAGCAGGTTGACCGGCAACCCGCGCCGTAGCGCCCGCATTGTCTTTGGCAGAACCGTCCTGTTCCGTCTCAGGTGGGCTTCAAAAGCACCCTCCTGGCCATTTCGAACATAGCCGCGAAAGTCCGAGGTCTTAATGAACTCGAGACCACCTGAGTGGACGCGCATATAGCCGATGCGCTGAAAACCGACGTTGCTGGGAAGATACTCGTTAGGGTCAAGCTCGCGATCGGATCCGGTTCCGGCCAAAATCAAACCCGTGTCAGGACTCATTGCCACAACATCATATCGCGTCTTGTTTGCCCCGGAGACTTTGGGGAAAGCTAAGAAGTGATTGCCGTTGTCGGATGTACCCAGCGGTTGCGGATGGATGTCGATTGAGGTCGCGGGCAGATAAAACGCCCAGAGATTTGGATCTGCTCCCTGTTCGAAATCGAACCGATCGGGGTCGTTTAGTGTCGCCACGCGCGACGGGTCTTGATCTGTCAGTTCTACTCCGGAAGCGCCCGCACCCTCCGAGTAAACCTCTTCGTACAACGCGCCGCTGACGGTAGTGGCAGCAAGGAAGCCTCCGGCGCCAGGAGTCGCATCGATAGAGGCACCGCCGCGCCTCCATGCTGGATCGGCTACCGTTGCGTCTCGACCAGCTAATTTACCAATACCGACATACTGCCCCAAGGAGTTGCGGGCATAGATCTGGTAAAAATAGATGCTGTCAGGATTCAGGGCGCCAATGCCCTTCACTACCGGGATACGGACCACTTGTGGATTGACCAGAAGGTCAGCATCACCCATCACATCGGCAAGCTTGTACCAGGTCAGAGGTTGAACGATGACATCCCCTGGTAGCTGAGACGGCCACGCGAATTCCGTATTTCCGGGCACACCATTGCCGATGGAGGCGGCACGCTTCACGATGCGCATGCCGATCTCTACCGGAAGCCCCGGCGCCTGGAAGAAAAGCTTGGTGATGTATGCCGAAGGGTTCTGTACAATCCTGGGCGGGTTAAAGCCCTGTACCCAGGTGACGAAGTCTGCTGAATAAACCTGGTCCCCGAAAAACAGCTGTTTAGCCGCCGTGCCAGCGACATAGCGATCGCGAGAGCGCCGCTGACGTGCAATGTCGGGGATCTTGCTGTCAAGGCCATCGACAGTATCTGTTACAGCATCGATGTCAGCCTGCACGCTGGCAGGATCGATCAGGTCGCCCACTCGCACCCAAGAAGAGCCGGACCAGGTGTAGGCACCCTTGTCGGCGCCGGCAGTAACTTCACCGGGCTGCCCAACACGAGTGCCAGCGGCAAGGCCAGCCAAAGTGGCAGAGCGCACAAGGCCCTCGGCGGCGCCGGTAATCAAGTTTTCCATCTCGACTGCCCAAACTTGCGCCTCTTGATTTTTGACCGAGCGCGGCGTCCCGGTTTCGTCAGTAGGCGCAAATACATCAACGCCTCGGCGTGTAAGACCAAGTGGCATTTAAGATATCCTTGATTTTTGGTTTTAGCCTGGATTGAACGGAGGCACGTTCGCGCCGTAGGTAAGGTAAGGGCCGCCAGTACCGTCGCTGGTTAGGGTCTGGAGGCGCCACTCCACCGCGCCGCCGCCGCCACCTGGGCTTAGGGTATCGTCGAAGGCTACGCTCTGGCCGGGCCGGACATTCTTTCGATCTACAGCGGTCCAAGCTGCACTCAGAGATGGAACCCGCCGTTCGAGGCGAATGGAAGCCGCTCTAAACTCCGCAGCTGTGACCGTTATGCTGAGGACGGCATCTTGCAAGACAACCGTCGTCCCTCCTGTGAGGCCAGTCGGCTGGCCAGGAGCAGCATTGTTGATGTTGACTGTTCCAGTGAAGAGATCGGAGAAGTAGCTCCCCTCGTCGCCGCTGAAAGCGCGCACCCGGCCATTGACCTGCACGCCGGTATATATTCCGGCTTGATAGCCGAACGTTCCTGAGGCGCCCTCTGTCATTGACTGCCAAGGGTCAGGAAGCCCGCCAGTGTACGTTCTGAAGTTGGCTTCGATCACATCAACGTCGCCGTCGGGATGAGGAAACACAAGGCGCACCTCCCCGGCTCCATCCGGGTATATGACTTGGGTCACTGCTGTAGGAGCGTCAGGAGTTTCAGGTTGGTCTCGAAGCCAAAGTCCGGGATAGGTTCGGGCGCGGCAGCTTCGTCCGTCGTAGGGTTCCATGCTGGAAGGGTCGGCCATACGGAGAACGGGATCTCCACCATCCCCTGATCATCGTCGATCCGCGGCGCCTCCATCCGAACCGGAAGCACATCGCCTAGATCTGGCAGCTCGACCGATCCGTAAAGCAATCCCCAAGCCGCCAGCCCAACCATGTCGGCGTTCAAGACACCGGTATCGGCTCTCGCCTGCAGGAATTTGCGGCGGGCAATGCGCTGCGCTTGGCTTGCCGACGGGCAGAAGGTCAGATCGATGTCGAAATACTTCGCACCATAGCGAGCGATCTCATCCTCGACACTGGCCCAGGCAATTCCAGTCATGTCGATTTCGGCTGACTCGTAGTTTCGCTCCGGTGAGTAGTAGTTGACCCTGCATATGTTCGGTCGCTCAACCGCCTCCGGCCCGCTGCGCCACGTGATCTCGTAACCATCCTTTGGGGTGAATGCGATCTCGGAAGAATGCACATCGTCGACAAGCTGAAACCAGATTTTGCCGGCATCTGTGATCCGCAATTCGCAGCCAGCAGAATCCATCAGTTGCTGCATCACGTCGGAGCGAGCCGTCTCCCAACCCCAAATGCCCCATGCGCGAGATCGCTTCTCAGTGCCGGTTTTGGTGGCAATAAGCTGATCAGCCTTGGTTGCTTGCGCTGCGATCAGTGTCCAGTCGAACATGCCAGAGGCGAACGCCGGGTCTCGTCTCAGCACATGGGCGCAGGCGAGAATGCCGTTATCGTTCCACTTCCATGTCGAACGGTTGGTGGCCGTCTGATCAGGGTCTCTCGGATCGTAGATCTTGGACGCCCGAACGACCTGCTCCGTATCCGGAACGCCGCCCTGGTAGAGTGTGAAATACTTCGTTTCCTTCAGGCCGGGGTTGTACCAAAGGATCAGAGACTGAGCGATGCCTCGCACGCGATGATCTGCCGTCCATAGCGATGGGAATAGCGACATGAGGCTGGCCCATGCGGTCTCGCTGCCGGTCCCTACCTTGTCCTTCCAATTCGCCCATGATCCACCGGCACGAGCCCACGGGGGCGAGCTGACATTGCCATTGTCCTCGACCGTGACTTCCCTGCCGCCGATGAAGTATTCCTCAACCGCGTCGATCGGTCCCTGCAAACGGCACACCAGCCGCGCGCGGGTCGAGCCATCGGAGTTCCCGAAAGCCTTCAGACCGCCAACTCGCACGCGGCCGATGCCCTCCATGACCTGCGCTTCTTCTGACTCGAAAGTGTTCTTCGCGTCAGACGCTTTGATGCTCGGCGCCTTCTGGCCTCCAAGAAGAGACGCGCCGACCGCAAGTGCCGGAATAGCAATGAGCGAGATCGCGTTGGCAATCGCGCCTGGAATGCCAATGGTGTAGAGCGCGGAGAAAATAGCGAAACTCACCGGCTCCGCATGCGCGGGCATCGTCGCAGCAGCGTAAGCCGCCGACGAGAGCATGACGTGTCGGAAAAACTTCACTGGATAGCCCACACCTTGACGATGGTTCTCGGGCGCGGCCGGATGAGGCGCACGCCGGCAGGTTCAGCCCGCCAGGCAAAGATGCCGTGATTTAAGAAGATGCCACCGATCTGACCGGCGAGATGAGTATCGATGATACCGACGTCTCCCGGCTGAGGCTCGCGCAACTGTTCTGGCAGGCCATACGCATCGAGAGCGCCAGACCATAGGGCTTCAAGCGAACCCGCCTTTTCAATACGATCCACAGCCTCGTCGCGGCTGCTCCATTTCGGCAGGCGTATCCGGCGCCCTGTGACGCTTTCCACCCATGCGCGCGCCCAAGCGGTGCAGTCACTGTCACCCCACACCATCGGCTGCTCGAAAGCTTCCTCAGCATAGGCGTTGGCACGTGCGACCATTTCTTCGGCCGCAATCATGCTTTGATCAGCTCCTGCACTTTCACGCCCACGAAATCCAAACCCTTGTCACCGGGATATCGGCGGCGCTGATCCGCAGGGTTCCACTTGCCACCGAATGGATAGCTTTGGCTCTGCCACGGCCCTTCGATCGAGAATGAAACGGTGCGAACACCAGAGCCAGCCCAACGGATGACGGGCGACGACAGCTTGCCGGGCCAGAGCTTTTTCATCCCGCCCGACCACGGCTCGGCTGTCTCTTGATCGAAGGCACACCAATAGATATTGGCGCTGCGGCCCTCCAGCTCTCTCGCGGTATCTTTCACCGAACGCAGGAACGCGATGTTCACACCGGAGATGACGATATCCAGCTTTGCCGCCACCCCGAAGCGAGGCTCCTCTACCGCGCCGATTGAGACGAGCTGCTGCCCGCCTGGGTCAGTGATGCCGCGCCATTCATGTCCGCCGACAGTGACACGCCCTGCACCGCTGTGCAGGTAGGCAAGCCCGGACGGCAGGTCCAGTTCAGCGAACCAGACACGCGAGATGTGCGGCCGGCGCAGGAAGGCGCGGTCCGTTTGGGAAAATAGCGATGCCATGTTGATCCACGATTAAGTGTTAGCGGCAATCCACGCCGCAAGTTCTTGCCGGTGAAGCTGCACGAGAGCAGCGACATCCTCCTGAATGCCTAGCTTCTCATCTTCGGAGATAGCGTCGTCGCCTCGTTCCGGGTTGGGGAAGAGGGCTGCGTTCAATTCAGAAGCGTGGACAGCCGCGAGATCCCGGCGCTTCATGGCGACGACTTCCTCAGTGGTTCGGGCCATCTCGCTCAATCCCCGAAGTAGTCGCGCACGTCGTAGTCGAACACCTCAAAGAGCGAGATTGTCAGGTTTTCGACGAATGAGGGACCACGCTCAGCATCCGGCAGGTTGTCAGCCTTGAGACGCATGGCCATGACGGGATAGAGGGTTGCATAGTCGCCAGTCTCAAGTGGCGCACGCAGCGGCGGCCAAATGCGGTATTGTCCGTCATCCAAAACCTCCGTCACCTCATAGTGTCCGAAGTGGAATGGGAAGAACCCAATCCAGTCGCCCATGCCGAGATCATGACCCCAAAACAAGTCCCCGAGGCTAACGATAGAGGCGCCGCGCGCCGCTGCAACCATGACAGGGACGTTCGGCTTGGTCAGCTTCCAGTTCTGGCCGTTGATCCACGGCATGCCATTCGACCATGGAATTCCAGCCTGCCGCTGTTGCTGCGTGGCATTCACCCCTGCCTCATCGAATGGAAGCCCGTCCCAGTCACAGAGCGACACACGAACGGCATTGGCGCCCTTGTGCATTGCCGTCACTAATCCACGAGCCCGCCGCGCCACCTTGCCTCGCATGGGCGGGAACGAGAGCTGGACATGACGAGCACCGAATGGTGTTGCCATGGTTTGCGTGAAATCTCCGATGGTCGTATCGGCTGACGCACCGACAGACTCCGGGCCGGATAGCCACTTCCATCGGTTCCAGCGCAGGCCATTGGGCCAAGATAGCAGTCTTGCCATTAGGCCCTCGTTCTCCGCTTATCCTGCTGCTTCAATCTTCCTGAGACACGCTTGCTTTCTGTCCGGTCCCGTTCCTGAAGGCCACGCTCCAGACGAGCTACAGCCGCTTGGTCGGCACCTCGTGCGTCAATGTTATAGGTGGGGGCGAAAGACGACCCGCCACCTATCTTCGCGCCTTCCGGAATGACGATCTCACCCCGTTTAAGGATCGCAGGCACTTCGCCTGGAAACAGAGCTGGGCCACCTGCCGAATTGGTCCCGGTATGATACCGCTTCGCGACATTGAAGGTGCCAGGGGATACCGAGCGGCTGTGGCCGTAGCCGTCGCTACCGGCGACGCCGCCAGAGTGGAGGATGCCAGGAATGATCGCGCCACCGAGCAGGCCGCCGCCAAAAAGCCCGCCGCCTCCCTTGGTCCCTATGCCAAAGAAGCTATCGAGTGCCATATCCAACAGCTTGTCGGCTACCTTGTCGAGGGCATTCGCGAGCGCATCAGCCGCAGACTTCCCAGCACGAAGATCGTCGATGAACCCGCCCGCAAGACCACGGCCAAACTGTCTGAACTCGCTGTTTGTCTCGGCTACGCGTTGCTGCGAATCCCGTAGCTGATCGCTAGCCGCGGATGCGCGAGCGTAGTTTTCAGCCAAGGTTTCGATGCTTGCTGCTATTTCAGGAGTGACCGTCACCCCAGCCTTTTGTGCCTCCGACAAAAGCTGCTGCTGGATCCTGGCCTTCTCGACTGAGTAGCCGTAGTCGTCGATCAGCGGGTTTAGCTTTGCCTGCGCCGCATATTCCGCGTTCAGCACGTCAATGCGCTTCTGAACCTGAGTGACATCGCCCTTGAAGACATCCGCCGGGCTCTGCTTGTTCCCCAACCCCGCTTCCGACATCGAAACGCCTGTCCCTGACAGGTAGGACTCTGCCTCCTGCTTTCTCCGCTTTGGGTTGGAGGTCAGGGCGGCAATTGCGGTTGCGACCTTCTCTGGACCGCCACCGCCTTGGATGGCCTTCACGATGCTGTCGGGCAGAGAGCCATAATTGTAAGCGATAGATGTGAGGGCTGCTTGCTGCGCCTCGGATAGGCTCTTCCAGGTATCGATGCCGATCGCTTTCTGGATGCCGTCCTGGAACTCCGCTATGCGCCGGGACAGGTCGCGCTCCGCATCTTCCAGCGTTACCACCGTATCCTTGGTCACGCGCTCAATCGAGCCGTCTGCCCTGGTGGTCGTATCGCTACCGAAGCCGGTGCGATAAGCGTTAACATCCCAATAAGCCTTGGGTGAGAAGCCTTCGAAATTGCGAAGCAGGCTAGATGCCGCGCCTTGTGATTTTCCGACAGCCTCCAAGTTCTTGTTGAATGTGTCGGCAAAGCCAGAAGCCGCCTGCATGGCCGGCCCCAGATAGTTGGTCACGGCGCCAGCAATCTGCTTGATGGCGCCAGCCCCTCCGGTGCCAAGCCCGAGAAGCTGGCTTGTGAGGGCGGCCGCCATATTCTTCCCCTGCTCCAGGGAAAGTGTGACCGTGTTCATGTTGCTGTCGATGTTCTTCAGCTGCTTCGCGGTTTTCTCGGATGCCGCCTGCAGCCCCTCAAGCGCATCAATCGCCGCGCGAACCGATTTCGACCCCGTCGCCTCAAAAACCTTGTTCAGCTCAGCAATGACGCGCTGAAAGTCATCGGCCGTCTGCGAATTAGAGTTGATCTTCGAGGCAAGGGCACCAAACTCCCGGTTTGCGTCCGGGATCAGCGCAATCGTGTTTGTGATCTCATCGGTGACGCCCTCGAACACCTGGGCGAAGTTACTCTCGACATTGAGGCGAGTTGCCTTCAGCGCCTCCATACGATCGGCAGCATTGGCAGCCCGCTCAAGCTGATCTGCATATTCGCGAAGAGCCGGGACAGCCGCGCCATACTCATCAGCCACTTTCTGGACGAGTGCTGCCTGCTTCTCGATCTCGGCGCTTGTGGCCTTGCCGCTCGACAGCCATTCGGAAAAATACTGCACCGAATAGCCGATCAAGGCGATAGCAGCGAGGCCAACCGCGTTGATTGGGCTGAGGATGGAGGCAGCAGCGCCTCCAATAGCTGTAAGCGTACCACGGACGCCCATAGCGCCGAGATTCATTTGCGAAAGCTGCTGGATGGCGATCAGAAAAGGCGACTGTCCGCCCGCCAAGCTGACGCCGATGTCTTGCAACTGATAGGCCATGTTAGATGTCTGAGCCCCAGATGCCTTGACTGCGGCCGAAAACCTCTTGGAAGCCTGCTCACCAGTTGTGAACGCCCTGTTGCTGTTGGCTGCAACACCTGCAAATGCACCCGAGGCGGTCTTGTCGATACCGCTAAAGGCGTTCTCGATTGCCTTGGTGTCGCGCTGCGTTTGCCCGACCAGGCTTTTCATCTGCCGCTGGATCTGGCGCACGTCGGCGCTGATGCTCAGCACCAGTTGTTCATTGTCAGTCGCCATTGGATTTCTCGTCCAGCCAGTTCCAGAGATCGTCCTTCTCGGACTCGCTCAGTTTCTTGTCGCCTTCTGGATCGTTCGCTTGCGAGAAGCCATCCAGAGCGGCCATAAACTCAAACACGGAACACGCCAGCGTTTCCGCCGGCGACATTCCCATCGCTATCCCGTTTCCGATGATGGCGGCAAACCGGAGCTTTCCGTTGGGGAGAGGAATGTCTCCTCCTGATTTGCCGCCTCTGATTTTTTTCCGACGTCTTCCTCCGGAGCGCCAACAAGACCAGCGCCCAGGATCGTCTGAGCGATGATGAGGTTTTCGATCGGGCGGCGACCTTCCACCTCGCTCTCGACCAGCTTCAGGGCATCTGCCTGCGGCATTCCCCCGCCGATCAGCCCCCACTTGATGACCTCGGAAATATCCTGAAGCCGCCACCTGCCGGATAGGAGCCGATCAAGAACCACATAGGGGCCGGCATCGCAGGCCTCCTGGATTTTCATCAGCTCGCGCCAAGCCAGCTTGAACAGCGTCCGCCGGCCGTCGAAGGCGATCTCGCAAGAGCCGTCTCTGCTCATTACGGGGTGACCGGAGTGACAACGCGAACCATTTCGCCATCGCTCTGCATCGAGACGTTAAGCGTGGCACGCCCTGCATTCGCAGCGCCAGCCTCGACACTTTCGAGGTGCATGGCGCCAGTCCAGGTGATGGTCTTGGCCGGGAACTCCCATTCCACCTTCACCGGGACGCTCTCGATGCTCTCGAATGCATCCAGCCAGGTCTCGACGCTTTCCGACGCCAGGACGCCTTCGCCGCTGATCGACATGGAAAGGCTGGTAGCGTCGCGGCCAAGCCAGTCGATCTTGTCAGGATCATCACAGTCTGGAATGTTGACCTCTTCCAGAGCCTTGTTGAGGGTGATCGATCGCTGCGTGAAACCGCAAGGGGCGGTGTAGACGATCGGAGAGGCATCGTTGCCGAGAAGGACGCGGAACTTCCCGCCCTTGATGGTAGTCGCCTTAGCCATGGGGATCTCCTGTAATGGCGGGGTTATTTCGTTTTGACGGATCGTACCGCCTTGCGAACAGCAGCTGCCATCGATCGGCGGATGCGTGCCTTGTTTGCCCGATAGGTCGGGAAGATGTGGGGAATGGCGGGACCTTCGCCGCGGTTCGCACCAGCCTTGGTCTTTCGAACTTGGGTTCCGTATTCCAACCATCGCCAAATGTGATCAGCGAAAACGCCAGTGGCATTCGGGTCTTTGGTTTCGTTCTTTAGGCCCTTGCCTAGTGCCTTCTGGCCGGGACGGTTCGAAAGCTTGTCGGCCTTGATGGAAGCCCTGTACTGCCCGTCCCCCGGCGCCCTTTGTTTGATGCGCTCCGCAAGGTCTTGCGCGCCTTTTAGCTGAGCCTCAGCGAGTTGTTTTTCAGCCTCGGGAACGATCTGGTTCAGCAGCCGCATCGTGGTCTCGCGGCCGAGGATCTTAGCTCTGACCTTCATCTGCCGTCTCTGCGGATAGGCCTTGCTCCAGGGAAGTTGCCTTGCCGGCTGCGATAGCCTTGTCGGCGCAGTCCCGTTTTACCGTCTTCTCCATGCCGGCTTTGTAGCCTACGGTGCATTGGGCAGTCGGCTTGTAGTCGTAGTCATGCGTGAAGCGGACGCGGGCCATTCCCTTATTCCTCTATGGTAGCTGTGACCTCGACAACGCCATGCGTGGTCAGGCCATCAGGATCATCGAACACGCGGATCTGTCTGACCCGCATCTGGACGAGAGCGCCGGCGGTCAGTTCACCCTCTTCCTCGTGCAAAGCGGCCTTCACCGCATCCGCCAGCTGCTTGCACGGCCATTTCCGGCCTTGGTCACGGCTCCAGCAGTCGAGTTGAACCGTCTCCTCCCGGCCTTCGATGCAGTCGGCATCGTCCGGGGTGAAGTCCATCGGACCGAAGCTGATGTATGGAAATTCGGTGTCTTCGTCTGGCCCATCGACGATGCGATCAGCCACGATGGCCGTTACGCCGGCATCTGCTTGGAGCTTTGCGAAGATGAGATCCTGAAGGGAGACGGAAACGCTCATGTGGCAACGCCGCCTTCGACCGTGAATTCCAGATACTGATGGTTGCCGGTTGGACGGGGCCGCTGCGAATGTTGTAGATCAGCCCGCTACGAGCATCCCGCATCCGCCAGGACGTGCCGAGCGCCCTTGTGTGGGAATTGTCGTGCACCGTGACCACGATCGGCTGCCGGCCCGCTAGTCGCGCCGCCTGGACCGTTTCACCGCCGCGTAGGAACATGAATGCTGCATCAGCCGTCACCGGGTTGCCCCAGCCGTTGACCGTGCCGCCATGCCCGTCGGAAACCTTCGTCGGCTTCTCGAAGACGACAAGATAGTCCATCTTGCCGACGTCCATCATGCGAACACGAAGCTCCGGTGCTGAGCGATCATCGAGCGGACGCCCAGCGGCACGCTGTGAGCCGGGTCGGTCGTCAGGTCAGCTCTCTGCAGGTAGAAGCTGGCCGTCAGCATCAGCGCCGCCTGGACGAGCTTCGGGGGAATATTGCCTGTACCCAAGCCCGCTTTGAAAACCACGGAAACCGTCGAAACCTCGGGCTTGTCTTCGACATAGAGCTCCCCGTCCCTGATCCCCCACTCCGTCACATTGCCGGCCACTCCGAGCGGATCGGTATAGGTGATCTCCGAGATGACCGGGTTCGGGTAGCCTGCGAAATCCAGTTCGAAGCTGTTGCCGGTCGCCGTGAATGGAGTTTCGAGGAATACCGTCTGGCATGCCTCTTCCACCCAATCCACGGCGGACGCGATGTAGTGCTGGATCACCGTGTCATCGTCGGAATGACGGACACGACAATGCTGTTTGGCGAGGGCAAGAGGGAGGACTTCCCCAATCGGTTCGCCGGACTGAATGATCTTCATCTTGCCCTCGTCAGGATCAGGGAGCCGGAGCCGACAGGGCGCCGTAGACGATGCCTTGAGGACGCAGCGTTTCTAGCTGGATCCGCTCTTCCAGGAGGATCGTCACCTTGTTGGCAATGAAGTTGTCGCGATCTTCCGTAGAACGGCGGATCTCGATGCCCTTACGCTGCCACAGGATGGTGTTGCCGACGAAGCCGCCGACCAGGAAGTTGCCCTGTGCGAGCCCCTTGGTGCGGACGACCGGAAGGCCCCATGCCGTGTTGCCGGCGAAGGCTGGATGCAGGTAACGGCCATCAGCGTCCTTGGCCAGATCGAGCGCCGCGGCGTCGAGGTGGTTCATGACGATGGCAGTCGCGACCAGATCAGCTTCGGAAACCTGGGCAATGGCGACACGAATGTCATCCATGGCATTGTCAGGCGTCACGCCGGGCACCGTGCCGTTGTCGTAGGTGGTGGAGTTGGCAATCAGGCCGTCGACGCGGTTTGCCGTGCCGGGACCGTTCAGAACCTCGCCCTCTTCCTTCAGCTGCAGACCATAGAGGCCGCGCTGGTTGATGTAGCCTTCCATGCCGTCGACGTCGTCGAGGGTTTCCTCGTTGACGCGAAAGTAGTGGGCCATCTTCACCATCGGCGCCGACTTGGCAGCGAAGGTGAGTTCGGACTGAGGCTTCAGGGCGCCTGGCGCAACGGTGGCCGCGTTCAATGTATAGCCGGTCTCCTGCAGGTACTCGATCACGGCCGCCGAGGTGGCAAGCGTCGGGATCACGTCACGCAAGAAAAGCGTCTGAGTGGTCGGGGCGATGAGCCCGCGGTTCTGACGACGGACGCCGGCCGGCAAGGTGATGTCACCGAAGGATGCCGATGTGATGTCCTTCATCTCGATGCGATCGCCGGAACGGATCTTGTCGCCAAAGTCCTTCTGCTCGGCGACGAGGCGACCGAACGACTTGGTTTCGTCGCGGCGGGCGCTCATCTTCTTCTGAAGATCGGTGAAGCTCTCGCCCAGCTCAGCAAGCTCCTTCGCCTTCTCCTCGATCCGGCCGTTGATATCGCTGATATCCTGGCCGGAGGCCTTCTTCTCGTCGAGAGCCTTGATCTGCGAGGTAAGATCGTCCTGCGCCTTTTTGATCTCGCGCATCATCGCAGCGGCGCCGTCGAGCGCCTCTTTGATTTCCATGTCCATCTCGTTTCTCCGAATGATGGGGGTCAGACAGTGAAGCTGGTCTTGATCAGCTTCGCGATCTCCGAAGCGGACGCGTCTCGCTGTCCATCGCCCAGAGCTTGGGGGGCAAGAGCCGCTTGGGCCTTTGCCAGCCATGCCGGAAAGCCCGCGTCACGCAGGGCGCCTTCCACGGCACGTTTGAGAGGCGAGAAATCACCGGACTTCGTCGCCAAGATCAGATCATCGACGCTTTTGACGGCATCGACGGTTGCGGAATCAAGCAGAGGCAGCGGCGTGATCGACACCTCGAAGAGCGCAAGCTCCTTCAACAGCCGCGCTGCGCCTTCCTTGCCAGTCTTGATCGCCTTGTAACCTATGGACATGCCGTTGATGGCGCCCATCTTCAGAAGGTCGTAGGTCTCGCGGCCCTTGACGGTCGTCAGAGCCAGTTTGCCTTCGACACGGAGCCCGACGCCATCTTCCTGAACCTTGGTCCAGACGCCGATCGGCTGCTTCAGGTCGTGGCTCCAGAGCATGAGCGGCCGGCGCTCGGTCAGGCTCTTCGTATAGGCCCCCGGAAGCACGATGTCGCCGCCGTGGTCCTTCTCGTTGAACCGGGAGGCATAGCCGGAAATGGTACCGTCTTCCTTAACCGTCTCGTCTTCAAGACGGGCGAATTTCGTTTCAAGGTCCATTGCTCGCCTCGTTCTTAGGGAGTTCGTCGCCGCCGTCGATCGGGTTTTGACCCATGCGGGAGCGGATATCATTCTGGGTTTCCCAGGCGGTATTGTTGCCGAGGGCTTTCGATGCGTACTCGCCGATCGTCTTCAGGTCGCCTCGATAGTACTGGGTCTCGTCCAGGTTCACGTACTGGTCGGCGTCGAGCATCGAAAACGCGATGCCCTGCTCCCAGCGGCGCGCCCACGGCTGCAGCGTCACCGTGACATGGTAATCCATGGCGTCCGCAATGCGGGTGAGCGATTGCCCGGCTGCATCATGGGCCAGGAAGATCGGATGAATGCCGTATGCTCGAGCAACTTCCTCGATGATGAAGCGCCGCGTTTCCATCAACTGCATTTCAGCCTGTGTCGGCTGAATGTTCTTGTAGTTTGCGCCGCTGTCGAAGATCGGTGTGCCCGGGAGCTTGTCCTTCAGCGCAGTCTCGACAGCCGCAGCCGCATCTTCGCCAAGCGTCTGGTCAGTCGTGATGTAGCCGCGGACGCCCTTCTGCTTGCCATCATCAACTTGCCTATCTTCCAGCGTCAGAGCCAGGCCGAGAACCTTCTTGATCTCGTTGGTGATGTCGAGGCCTTCCATATCGTCCCAGCGGGGATTCGATATCTCTATGAAGTCCTCGCGCGTCAGGCCCTCGACCGATCCGATGCCCGGAATAGTGCCGGTGTAGGTAACTCGGGCGGTCTCCGGGTCGCGAACAGGCCGAACCTGACCGTCGATGATTGGGATCAGCCGCTTGATGCGTTTCTTGTAACCGCGATCGATATATGCCCTGCCGACGCCGTCGAAGACCGCATGCAACGTCAGGCATTCCACGAACTCGATCGGCGTCATGTAGTCATTTGGGCGAACCATAAGACGCTCTGCCAGGTCGCCATCCATGACCGGTGTGCGGACCATGCGGCCCTGCTCGTCATAGATCTTCTTGCCGGTGATGATCGGCATGGCCGCCACACCTTCGGCAATGCGGAGGCCGGCAGCAAGAGCGGCGGTTACCTTCAGGTGCTTCTCGCTCGCGACGATCTCGCGTTCGATAATATATTCCTGATAGAACCGGTTTCCGTTGAGGTCGCGGTCCTTCTTCTGCAGGTTTGAGAACGGCCACATCATGCCACCCGGACCCCGCGCGCCATGTAGCTGCCCTTTGCCTTCTTGTCGGACTTGGATGCGCCGACCGCCATTGCCATCGACACCATTCCGTCAATGCGACCACGGCTCTTGTTCTTGTCGAACATCTGGTTTCCTATCCCGTCGGCGATCAGGACCACGTTTGACGCACAAACGTCGGTCAGCTTATTTTCCTCAATCAGGATTTCGGACTTGAGGATCTTGTCCGTCATCCGGCTGATCGAATGCGGCATGCAGAGCTGCCGATCCTCGAAGGCGATCTTCGTGCCCTGGGCATGGGTGACAATCTTCAGTCCCGATCCTGCCGGCTCTTTCGGGCCCATATATCTCCACACCGGGAGGCCGATATCAGCGGCAGCCTTGATGAACTCCGAAATGTAGGCCGGATCCACTGTGAGACTGTCGATCTTGAACTCCGCTCGCAGCGCCGCGATCTGCTGGGCAACGAAGGTGTAGTCGATCGTTTCCGACTCGCAGATCGTCACGTACTTGTCGGCAGCGAAGGCCGTATAAGGAATACCGTCCTGCGCCTCTCGTCTCGCCAGCCCACCGCGCGTCGTCCAGTACCAGGTGCGCAAGGTCAGATTGTCGTCCGGGCTTCGCCAACAGGCGGAAAGCGCGGTCAAATCGTTCTTTCGCGAAAGATCCAGCGCCAGGAAGCACGGGAAATCCTTCGATTCCTCACTTAAAACAGGACCTAAACACGCCCTCCAGGCCTGCTCGTCGGGTAGCCAGAACCCTGAAGAGCCGACCGGCTTCCCGAAATAAAGCCTTTCCGTTGCCAGTCTCTCCGAGGCGATGTGCTTTGCGGTCTCGACACGGCGACGGACATTGTCGATCGGATAGGTGATCCCGAGCGCCGGGAGCGCCTTTACCCAGCAGGTCTCATCGTTGAAAGGATCGTCGTCCTCGTCGATGCGTGCGATGTAGGAGAACGCGCTGTCGTCGGGGATGACGCCCTCCGCAACGCGCTGGTAAAACATTGAGCGGTCGGTCGCGAAGGCCTGATCGGCAGCCGGAGTGTTCGTACCGAGCATTAGAAGCGGATCCCCGGACATTTTATCGATGGCAGCCTTCCACAGATCGATCGCTTTGCCCGTCTTCATTTCGTGAATTTCGTCACCGAAGACCGCAATCGGCTTGGGGCCGGATATCGTATCGCCGGTGGCGACTGGCAGAAACTTGGCCTCCATCTCAGGAACTTCGATCTTCCAGGCGTTGTCACCGACACCGCGAATGATGACCGTGCCCCGGCTCTCCAGCGTCTCCCCATCCTTGCCCGGGATATCCGCTCGGCAAAGCGCCACAGCGTCGGAGAAGAGAACCTTCGCCTGATCCTTGTCGGTCGCGATGGCATATGCCTCGGCGCGCTTCACGCCACAGAAGCCGATCATGTAGACGCCGATCGCGCCCATCAGTGGCGATTTGGCTTGCCCCTTCCCCGTCTCGATCCAGGCATGGCGAAAGCGGCGACTACCGTCAGCGTTCCGCCAACCAAAGAGCGAACCGACAACGAAGGTCATCCAGTCCAGCAGATGAAACGGCTGCCCGACCTTTTCGCCCGCCGTTACGGTGAACATGGCGGGGAAGAACCGCAGCGCCCTGCTCGCCTGGTCAACATCAAAGCTGAGCCCGCGTTTGTGGCCTTGTTTCAGATCGTCGAGGTGACGCTTGCACGCGGCACGGACGAACCGGCCTGCAATGATCTTTCCGCTCGCTACCTTACTGGCGTACTCGGTTGTCGGGTCCGAGGAACTCGTCGGCGGCTGTTTTGCCGGCGCCGGGCTTTTTCTCGCTCGTTTTGCCTGCTGCTTCACCGAACATAGCCTTTTCCAGTTTCAGCATCCGCTCGTTCAGCTTCTCGCACGCGCTCCAGCGGTAGTTGAAATATTCGCCGCCCTCCTCGCCCTGGAGGACTGGACCCTGATCGAACGCGGTCGGGTAAAGGTTCTCGTACTCGACTTTCGCCCGGACATACCGGTCGGCCCGCGCGAGGTTCGCAGCGGTGACGGCACCGGCTTCTTTCAGCGCGTCGACCGTTTCTTTCCAGAGGACCTTGGCGAGTTCAGCAGCACCCTCGTCATTGGCGAAGACACGGCCGTAAGCGGGTTGAACTACCTTGACCACCCTACCCCCTTTTCCGAATTGGTTTCAGTGCAAATGCAGGGGGGACGCGGGTTTGGCCGGCAGAGGGGGTCTTTAAGATTTGAGGGGGTGGCCTGACGCCTGATCGGCCCCCTTTGCCTTCCTCGACCCCTTGCCTTTGGCCTTGCCTGCCTCGGTCGTGGTCACCTTGGCTTCTGCCTTCTGCTCCAGCTTGACGGTGCCAGACTGTATGCCTCTGCCCCTGGCAATGGATGCACCACGAGTGATGGCGTTCGTCAGCTCGTGGTCGATGACCAACTCTTTGGTCTCGGTGCCACTGAGGCGAGCTTGGATGGCGTTGGCATAGACGATCGCCTTAGGCTGAGGAGCCATGGTGCGCCAGTAGGCCAGAGCCAGTTCCAGTTCTTCGTTCATTCTTGCCTCCGGTTCCATGGGTGGTTCGGGTCTACTGGCCTGCCGTCTTCATCATGGCCGGTGACATATCCGCGGTGGGCGCTCTTCTGCGCTCCACCATCGTGGCATTCCTTGCAGACGGACATCAGGTTCTTGGGGTCGAGGAAGAGTGCCATGTCGCCCTTGTGGTCCCGCCTGTGGTGGACAACTGGGCTGTCTGGTGCAGGCGCCTTGCCTATCAGTAGCCGACTGCAGCCAGGCCACTGGCATATCCAGTTGTCTCGGTGGAGTATCCTCTTGCGGAGAGGACGCCACGCGGGGAGCGTATATAGCGCTCGGTACTCAGGACGGTGACGCTTAGCCACTACGCCACCATCATCTCAGCCATCTGGTGCCTTCTGTTTATGTAGCTACACATCTCCCAATCATGTTACGGCTATGTAGCTACATTGGAGGGAGACGTATGGCGATCAGGATTGAAACTACAACAGAGGCGAAGCCTGATGATCGGGTCCAGCAGGTCATGGACCACCGGCGCGAGAAGAACCGAAGCCGCTCACCAGACGGCGCTCCCAAGAAGCTTCTTTCGCTCCGGATGGACGCCGATGTTATCGATCATTTCAAGTCCACCGGCGAAGGCTGGCAGGTCCGGATGAACGCCGCTCTTCGCAAAGCAGCTGGGTTATGATCTGCCTCAAGCCGGCTAGGTTTCGTTATGCTTGCCGTCTTGCCTTTAGCGAGCTCTTGCGCGAACGTCTCATGCCGTGCGACTGGCATGGGCTATCGACTGTTAAATTGCCTTGGTGCAAGGTATGATTGCTTCAATGGGAGGATCTTAAATTCATGACTGATCAAGAATTACTCGGCGCTTTTAAAGCAAACCCGAACGGTACGTGGACACCACTTCAGCAGGTCCAAATCGGCGGCGTCACAATGGGCCCGGGCGTATCGTTTTCCCCTGGGGTCTCATTCTCTGGGGTCGATATCGCATCGATGTTGAACGCGGCAGCCGCCCGCAACCCCAACTTGGTCAAGCGCTAGTAAACGGTACAAATGAGAGACCGAGTTACCCGGACTTTCGCTCTTCGGGTGTTCTGAGATTAGGTGCGCGTTCGGCCTCTCTGGGGTTGAACGAGAAACCGCCTACCGGTGAGCGGTGGCGGGTGAATGGGTACGGGCGCACCATAATCGGCCCCGAAGGGTGGCAGCCTACCTGGGCTTTCGTCTGCCGTTTAACCGACTGGCCAGAGCAGCGTCAATCTGCTTGGTGTGGCCTCCGCTGACGTGCGGCCGCCCGATGCTGATGGTTATGCCCTGCCATTCTTTATGGTCGAATGGCAACAGGTTGTGGTCGATCGGCTGTGATTTCGGCCTTGAAGTATTTACCATGTCTAACGGAGCGCCCGCCATCTTAACCACTGAAAAAGCTTTCCCCTTGATCGTATGCTCCATGGGGATCTTCTATGAGCGACAAAGCCAAAGTAATTGCCGAGCTGGCCGCAATGCGGAGCCGAGGTGAGCTATCGGTGCAAGAGTTCGAGGGAGCCACCCGGCTCGTTCTCTCAAGTGGCGACTTCGACGGGTATACACCCCAGGGCGTTGATCCAAATATAGACGCGCAAGTTTATCCGGATGAGTGGCCCGAACGAGCACAGCCCCGCTTCAAGATCCTTACCATCTTCAACTTTTTCTGCCTGTGCTTTTTGGCATTAACGGTCATGACGGGCATCAAAGCCACTGAGGAGTGGCGGATGACGCCCGTGCAAATTGCACAGAAGCGTGCAGCTGAGCAGCAGCAGGAACGCGAGCGAGTAGCTGCGGAAAAAAGGCGTCGGACCCAAAATCTTGAAGCTGAAGCACTGGCAAAAGAACAGAAAGCTAGGGCGGCGGCTATTGAAAAAACGCAGCAGGAAGCGCGAGAGGCAGAGGATAAACGAACAGGCAGGAACTGCTATTATATCGGCGGATCGAGCCCATGGTTCGAAAAAGCGGTTAAGGGCGCTCTTAACGATCCGAATAGTTTCGAGCACGTCGAGACAAGAGTCGGAACGGAGGATGAGCGGGGGATGCATACCATCGTCATGACATTCCGCGCCAGGAACGGATTTGGCGGCATGCTTACCAAGCAAGCAATAGGGTCATTTCGAAGTGTGGATTGCCAGATCATCGAATGGAATTTTCTTTAGACAGGCAAATTCGCACGGTGCCGCTCTCAATGAACTCGAAATAGTGGCCGAGCCGTAGCCCGGGCAATGGGCCGCCTGCAGATGAACACTTCGCGGAAACGGACGAACCACAAGGGCCGCGCACCCCGCCGACGAGAATCCCCGTCAGCAACTCGATTGGTTGGGCATTACGCCCTGCCGCTCGTTATGCCGCTCGTCTGTTTGCCTCTAGACCACAGTCCAGCGGCTTAAGTCTGAGGAACCATGCTGCGGTGCAGCAGTTGACCGGCCTAATTCTAGGAGGTCACTATGGCGATCCCAACTTGGGCTATTCTGGTATCCGGCGCGGAGATCGCGGTGGGCGTGGCGCTTATTTGCGCTGCGCTGAAATAGGCAAGAAAAACCCCGCCATTGCTGACGGGGCTGACAGTCCTCGGCACAACTCGCTTTATTAGCGGACGAACAACTTGAAGACGGACGGCGCATAATAGTAGCCGTCGCTGTGGCGACGATAGCCTCTGCGCTGTTCACGATACCCGCGGTGACCATTCCAGTAGCCGGGGCGATCACGGCGTACTTCGGCGCGGTTCTGATGACGGCGATCGTACCGGCCGTGGTCGCGGCGATCACGAGGTACATAACGGCGCTCATCTCGGTACTGAGCGAGCTCAACGCTGGACGTGAACTGTGTAGGCTGTGCTGCGATCGGTGCGGCTGTTGCCGTTCCGAGGCCAGAAGCCATCATAACGACAGCGACGACAGCAGCGCCGATCCCTGAGATAATTCTATTCATGTTCACGCCTTTCAAGTGGTGAGGCGGGACGATGCTCCGATGGGTATGAACCCGTTATGAATATTTGACGATTTTCAATTCGGCCCGGTATTTAGCAGCGCTCTTGCTTGAGCTATCCCCGTCGGGAGCGGCACGTCGACCGCAACCTCTGCCTAGTGACCGGTTTCGCGTCGCCTCCGGCATCTAAGGGACCGTCTCCCTACTCTGCCGGCACGCTCCGAGAATCATAAGACCGACGCGCTGTCGGAAGCGCGCGCACCGGAATTCGCAAATCGGGGATTATTTCACGCAACTTGCCTGATAATGCCAAATTTGCCAAGCGGAATTTTATCCTGAACAAGAGAATTATTTCCTTTCTTGTGGATTTTGTTCCTACACTGCATTGGCTGCGATCCAAGCATCGGTGACGGCAGTCTCAAATCGCTTGCGTGCGGCTTCGTCGCTTCTGCCGATATATTTCCCGATCAGGCCGAACGAGAGTTCGAAGGAGCGCCACCACAGGATCTGCCAGGCTGCTCGGTCGAGGTGGCGGACCCACGCCAGCGCTGTCAGGCAATCGCCGATCTGCGCCGGCGTCGGCTGAAAGCGTGGGGCGATGTCTTCGACCGCAGCATAAGCAGTCACTGACTCCTGTACGTAATCGGGCGACGACGACTTCAAGATGAAAAAGCGCCGCTCCCGATCCGGCACTGCTCGCAACGTCTTCATTGCCGTCATCAAGCGATGCTCAACGTCTGTTCTGGAAACGCGGCCGCCATTCTTCACGCGAGGCGCGGGGCGCCGGTCAGGCTGTGGTGCAAGCTTCATACGCGCAGTGGGCATCCGACTGTCTTCTGGAAGAACCATACACCCAGGCGGTGGCAAGCCTTCAAACTTCTTCGGCTTCGATTGGCGCTTTGCTCGGATCTTCGGCATCAGTTACCATTCTCCATCTTCGTCAGCAGCATCCGCAGCTGGCCAGCTGCCCTCAGCGTGTCATCCGAGGTCAGTCCACCATTGCCGCCCTTGCCGTTCATCCCGTTGACGTCGAACTCGACGCATCTGATGAGCTTCCATGCGGCGGTGGACAGGTTTTTCTCGTTAAAAGATCTCACCAGTCAGCCTCTTCCAGATCGTCAGTGGTAAGGGTGCCTATCCGAGCTATGATGTCGGCGCGGGCGCCAGGAGCCTTCCGCTTGCCGCGTGCACGCCCCTGGACACTCCGAGGTTCAACGCCCGCCACGACGACAGGCATGCAAGTGAAGCCAGCCGCTTGCAGCCTGAGCAAAAGAGCATCACGCTTCTCCCAGTCACGGCCACTGTGAGTATGAATAAGCTTGCCGTTCTCGTACCGCTCGATCGTCCAGCCCGCATGGCTGTAGGCGTCACCCTTGCTCTCCCAGTATTCGAAGCGGAGGATCGGCGGGCGGCTTTTGAATGGCCGGCGGATATCAATGCGAGACTTTCCCGGCTCCGGTTTGCGGCGCTCGTGGCGAAGGAACTCCTCCGCCTGCGTCTTCGTGCCGAGCACCTTGGCGATCATCTTCTGCTCGATAGGGTCTGCGAGTGACAACTTGTCGTTTGCAGGCTGAAGCAGGTTACGCGTCCAGCGATCGACGTCTTCAGGTGAAGGCTCAAGATCCTCGGTCATGCCGCGCCCCCTGGGTACCTGTCGAAGGACATGCGGCCGATCTCGGCTTGCACGGCATCGAAAAAGGCGACGATCTCTTCGTCAGCTTCGACAGGTGACAGACCGACGCGCTGCAGGTGCTTTCTCTGGGAAGCGACCACCTGCTTCCAGTAAAGCTCGGCATCGTCGCCATGCTTCGAGGCAAGCTTGAGAGCTGTGTGCCGGATCTTGCCGACGCGCCTTGTCAGAGGGAACAGCAGGATTTGCTTAGGAGGCTCCCAAGCGAAGAGAGGGAGGTCATGGACGCTCATCTGGACCCTCCGGCTTCTTTGGCGATGATCTTGTCGAAAGCCGCCAGCAGCTTCTCCTTGCCGGAAGGTTCACGCGCTGAAGCGCGCCGCTCTTCGAGCGATGAAAAATATTTTTTTGTTTGCTCCCTTTGAGCAGGAGATCGCCGCCCGGGAAGCTTGCTTGCTTCGCTTTTGGTTAGCCGCTGCGCAAGCTCCCCTAGCCCCGTTACCTCGCCCTCAAGTTCGGAAGGGGATATGGTAGATCTATATGTGGCCGGTGGAGCGGACTGTGAAATATCTAAAACGGGCTTCACAGTCCGGTGGAGCGGACCGTCACCCTCGTTTGATCTGCATTTTGGGTCGGAGGTGTCCGGTGGAGCGGACTGTATGTCCGGTGGAGCGGACTGTTGTTTTTTCGTGGGCTGCCATCGCATGAACTCTTTCGAGGGCAGATCGCCCGTCACGTCGCAGCCGTACTCGGTCAGTCGCCACTCGGTAGCTGTCCGGTTCTTGATGTGGAACGCGCTCGGCTTTGACACGCAAATGAAGCCGTACTTCTGCAGGCTGTTGAGAGCATCCGACGCGGTGGATTTCCCCATGCCGAGTTCGGCGGCAAGCTCCCTGGCGCCGAGTCCGATCCGCCCGTTATTCGTTCCGTCATATCTCCACTTCACTTCAATGTAGGCGTTTCGCTCGACTGGCGTGAGCGCCTGCCATGCAAGGCATCGCTTTACGTAGCCATCGATCATGATAAACTTGGATTTCCCCTTGCGCTTATATTTGCTGCTCAACCGAAAGCCCTCCGGTTCATGCGATACTGGTTCGCGAGGGTGCACGCCTGGGCCGCTTGCACGGCTGTGATGCCGAACCTCTCCCGTAACTGGTGGATGACCTGCGGCGGCGGCTCCTTCTGCTCGCTGAGCCACATGGCAGCTTTTTCGATTTGGCTGGTCATGCCTTGCCTTTCTTCTGCCGGTGCGCGGCTGCATGGTGAAACCGGCAAAGCCATGTCACTTTCAGCGGGCGGCGATAATTGGTGTGGTGGGCATCCGTCCGCGGGTGTCCGCAGATCTTGCACGGCTGTTTGATGATGCGACCGGAGCGGATGGCCGAAGCCACCCGCAAATGCGCTTTATATTTCTCGGGATTCGCCCGTCGCCATTGCGCCTGGCGCCCGAGCCGGTTTTCGTCGGGAGCGTCTGTCAACGGCGCATCCTCTCGATCTCGCTGCGGTTCGGGTCAGCTCCGTCCGCTATGAGAGCCATCATCGTCGGTCGGTCCCAAAACGTCGGGCGCCCTTTAACCTGGTTGCGGGCCATTTGAACTCCGCTACCGTCGAATTGGAGATCGGCGCGAAGCGTCGGGTCTAGCTCTTCCTCAGAGCCCGAGCAGTCCAGCTCGTCGCCGTCCTGGTCGGTTTCCTCGGGCTCGTCGTCGCCACCGTCCTCGGAGTCCTCAAGATAGAACTGCAGACCAATCTGCCCGCTTTCGGGATAGGTCTGGTCATGTTCATCGCCATTGGCTTCGAGGTCAGGGTCACCGTCGATGCGGTCGAGAAGAGAGATCAAGCGCTCGATCTCGTGCTCCAGCGTGCTGCGGAGCAAGCTCTGGTCGTTGGCCGCTCTCATTGAAGTGCCTCCAGCCGACCATAAAGCTTGTCCGCCTTCTCCATGAGGTCGGCGGTGTCAGCCCATACTTCACCGCCAAGCCACTTGGTCACATCGATCCCGCGCTTCTGGAATAAGAAGGTAACCGTGCCGCCGTCTGCGTGACGCGCGCGGTCCAGGTCGAGATCATCCTCAATCCGTCCCATGAGGAGGAAGGCCTTGCGCTGTAGGTTCTGAAGGTCAGACCAGATCCCTTCGAACTCCCTATGAAGGTCGTCTATAGTAGGGACTGGCGCTGCGGCCGGCCCGGTGCTATCTTCCGTGGTGTTCATTTTCGTTTCCTCGTTGGGAATGTTGGAACCATGGCTCGGGACCGTTGGCGCGGTTGCCGAGCCGTCTTCGTTTTGGGTCATGATCAAGCGGCCTCCATGAAGAAGGCGATGAGCCTTGTGCGGGAAATTACCCAGCGGCCGTTGACCTTCTTTGCCGGCAGTTCGCCCTTATCCAGCATGTCAAATGTCGATCGTGTGGTGCGACCTATTACCTTGCCTATTTCCTCAGCGCCCCAGATCAGATCGAGCGTGGCGTTCTCGTCATTTTTCGTCATCCTGCGTAAACCCTTCATTAAACAGTACGGTAATAGGGGTAATACGGTAATAGGGTTGACGTCAAGCTGAACCTAAGACAGTGCTACGTAAATTTATTGGGGTGTGGATAATGGCTAAGGCGGGTCGCGGCGACGATCAGTACATGGTTCGGTTCCCTGAGGGACTTCGCGCCAGGATCAAGGAAGCTGCTGAGCGGAACAGTCGCTCGATGAACACCGAGATCATTGAGAAGATCGAGTTGGGATTGAAGGTTGAAGACGAGCATAGAGATCTTAGCGCGTTTTTTGTGCAGCATGAGGATCTGGAAAAGAGGTATTTTCAACTAGACAGAGAGTCCCGCGCCCAAGAGCTAGAAATCCAAAAGCTCCAGAAGGACCTGGCGGTGGCGAATGCAACTCTGACAGAACGCAACGCGGCCGAGGGGCTCGATCGCGTTCTCGACGAAATTACGTCGATGGTCGGGCAGGTGAAGAAGTTTCAAGACGAGGACGCAGAGGCGTTGAGGGAGGTTACCGAGATCCAGTCCTACCTCCAAGGTGACGCTGTGTGTCTGCAAGCCGAACTTGGAGATGATCCTTACAGGCCTTCAGCGATCCGCCCCATCTTGCTGTCTGCAGTGGCGGAGAAGCTGGCGGCAGCGATAGATCAACGAACTTACCTCCTTATGAGGGTAATTCTAAAGCTATCCAGCTCGGCTCGGAAGCATCAGGAGGCTGCGGTTCTGGCTAAGAGCATGCGTCACCAGATCAATGGGATGAACTTCACTGACGACGTGCTTGACGCGTTTCTTCGTGAGGTTGACGGTTTGGCCACAGAGCTGCACGCCGCTGATTTCTACGACCACATGGTAGATCTCATAAAAGGCACCGACGATGACCTTCGCAAAACATATCAACAAGCCTTGGATGCATTAATGCCGAAGCTCTTTAAGGGCTGGCCCGATGATTGGTATTGATGATGAGCGTCCGGAAGCGGGAATGGACTACTCCGAAGGGTGAGAGCAAGCAGGCCTGGGTCGTTGACTACAGCGACATCAACGGCAAGCGTCGGCTCAAGACCTTTAAGTTGAAGAAGGAAGCCGATCGGTTCGCCGCTACGGCCTCTGTCGAGGTCAGGGAAGGCGTTCACGTTGCCGACAGCGCGAGCGTTACGGTTGAAAAGGCTGGCGCCCTCTGGATCACCTCAGGCGAAAACGCGGGCCTTGAGAGATCAACCATCAACCAGCGCAGGTCCCACCTGGAGCACCACATCGTCCCCTTGATCGGTCAGACGCTCCTCTCAAAGCTCACGGTGCCGGCCGTGAGGGACTTCGAAGACACGATGCGCAAGGAAGGCCGGTCGCCAGCAATGGTGAAGAAGGTCCTGACCTCGCTGGGATCCATCCTAGCTGATGCAGGCGAACGTGGGCTTGCGATGCGCAATCCGGTGCGGGACATCAAAGGCAGCCGCAAAGGCCGCGATAGGCGCCAGGAGAAGCGCCAGCAGGGCAAGCTGGAGGTCGGAGTTGACATCCCCACCCGCGAAGAGATCAAGGCTCTGGTGGCGGCTATCGACGGAAGCTGGAAGCCCCTGCTCGTCACAGCCGTTTTCACTGGCATGAGATCGTCGGAGCTGCGCGGCCTTCGCTGGCAGGATGTGAATTTCAAGAAGGGCGAGATCAGCGTCCACCAGCGTGCCGACCAGTTCAAGGCGATCGGGCCTACAAAGTCAGAGGCAGGTGTCCGGACTATCCCGGTGCCGCCGATCGTCATCAGTGCCCTGAAGGAACATAAGCTGAAGCAGGCGCCTGGCATCGGCCTTGTGTTTGCTAATCCCGATGGTGAGCCTCGCTCCCATACCAACATCGTCAACAAGGGTCTGAAACCGGCCATGATCCGAGCAGGCGTGACTGTGGGAAGCGGCGAAGCGATCGAGGCCAAGTATACCGGCCTCCACGCCTTACGGCATTTCTACGCCTCCTGGCTGATCAATCGGAAGGAAGACGGCGGGCTCGGTCTGCCGGTGAAGATGGTTCAAGAGCGGATGGGCCATGCCTCGATCGTCATGACCATGGACACCTACGGGCACCTATTCCCGCGCTCGGATGACGGGACAGAACTAGCACATGCGGCGAACATTCTGCTCGACTGACTGCAACATGAATGCGACACGAACGCCTTTTCGCGAGCAATATCAATAGCCGGTCAAAGCCTGCAAATCCTTGCACCCCGGTTCGATTCCGGGCGAGGCCTCCATTCTTGCTTCAACAACACCTGCAGAGGCTTAGACGGTGCGGCCGTCGGAACCGGCCTGTATCGCCTTTCACGGACCGCCTGCGACCGAGACGGCCACAGCCATGGCCAGTGCAGCAAGATCCACTTCTCCTTCGATGAAGAGACGGCCTTCCCGCCGTTCGAGTTTGAGGTTCGCTGGGCGCTCCTCGGCCTGGCGCTCGATCTCCGCCACGATGGCTGCCTCGACCTTGTCTTCAAACATCATCTTTTCCTTTCAGATGCCTCCAGGACGGTCAGTCTAACAGAGATGGCAGGATGCTGGTTCCGGCGCTGTTCCTCAGCTATGCCTGGCGTTGTTTTCGAGACGTTTCGCCTGACGCGCAAGGCACCGTGTGGATAATCGGGCCGATTCGTGATGATACGCTGGCAGGAACCAAGTTGTTAAAATGACGTTGCCATGAGCAAATCAAACGGCGAATTGAATTGGTAGTCAGAGAAAATTTTCAACAATGATAATGCTGCTTCTATGAATAAGACCAGGACAGCGACCGCCCTGCTTCAGCGTATTATTTCCGTGGACCGTCCCACTTGGTTCAGATGGACATTTTCACTTTTCCTGTTTGCCCTGGCGCTAACGGCGCGTCTTGCGGTGGACCACGAACTACCTCCGGGCTTTCCTTACCTGACCTTCTTTCCCGCCGTCATTATCACGACCTTCGTCGCTGGGCTTTGGCCCGGCATCCTTTGCGGCGCGCTTTGCGGGCTGGCCTCCTGGTACTTTTTTATTGTGCCGTTCTACTCCTTCGAGCTAACCGCAGGATCCGCGCTGGCGCTTGCCTTCTACGCCTTCATCGTCACGGTCGACATCATCATCATCCATGGAATCAGCGTTACCTCGCGACAGTTGCGCAAGGAGCGCGAGGAGCTGGCGCGGGTCGTGGCGCTCAAGGAGCAGGCGCTCGAGAAACTGAAGGCCTCCGACGAGCAACAGCAGATCCTCAAACACGAATTGAGCCACCGCCTCAAAAACACGCTTGCCATGGTTCAGGCGATCGCGACCCAGACGCTTCGGCCCGTGGAGGAGCGCCAGCATGTCGATGCTTTCGAAAAGCGCCTGCAAGCGCTAAGTTCCGCACACGACATTCTGCTGCAGCGGGACTGGGCCAATGCGTCAATTCAGGCCATCGTCCGTGAGACGACCCAGAAGCTCGTGCTCGCCGAAAGGCTGCATGTTCAAGGACCGGATATTTTCCTCGGGCCTCGGGCGACGCTTTCGCTCTCGCTCCTGCTTCACGAACTGACCACCAATGCTGTCAAATACGGCAGCCTTTCCAATGAAAATGGCTATGTCTCTCTGACCTGGGGGCTTGCAGGCGCAGATCAGGAAGAAATCCTGCAGATCGACTGGAAGGAGCATGACGGTCCTCCGGTATCCCCGCCCCAGCGTAAAGGTTTCGGTTCCAGGCTGATCCGGATGGGCCTGCCGGGAACAGGCAAGGTAAACGCCACCTACGAAGCTTCCGGTTTTCAGGTCCTGTTCCAGGGGCGTCTGCGTGAACTCGTCGAGCAGGCTTGA